ACATCCGCCAGGTCCGGCCGGGGCCAGTCCGAGTAGATGCCCAGGTATCCGCCCTGCGAACAGGGCACGAAGCGATAGGCGGCCGAGGCCAACGCGACCTCCTGCATGGCCTGGTCAAGATAGAACACGCCGGCGATGCTGCGGATCGGATCGAGATCGATCGGTATGCGCGTGAACCAGCCCGGCGACCGGAACCGGAACACGGTCTGCGCGACGATGCGCCGCGCGAAGTCCTCGTAGCGCCGGGTCTCGCCGTCGATCAGATCGCGGATCATGTCGTCGTCATCGTCGAAATCGACCCGCAGCACCTTCTTGGCGGCGGCCAGGTCAATCGGCAGATCGGTTGACCGCGAGATCATGATCGGCATGCAGCGCCTCCATCAGCGGGATTTTCGGATAGCCGTCAGCGCGGAGACCGCGCTGGCGTTGATGACCTCGACCCCGAGCAACGCGAGATCGGGCGCGGCGGCATCGATGATCCGCCGCCAGCGGGCCGTCGATTGCTGCGAGGGGTTGTTCATGCCCTCATGCGCACCGTGCCAGTGCAGCCCGGCCTCGACCTGCATGTCGTAACCGACCAGGACGATCCGTCGGACGCCGAACTGAACCGCAAGGTTCAGCGCGTGGAACCCGCTGTTGCCGCCCCAGCCGATGACGCCCGGCCTGTCGGTCAGGATGCGATCCACGGTCTGTTGCACCCGGATCGACCGGACGCCCCAGGGCTTGCGATCCACGGCGGGATCGGCGCCGAGCTTCAGGCCGGCAAACCCGGCCGCACCGCTGTAGCGGCGCCACCACGCCAGGTCGCAGGCATAGAGCACATCCGCCCAGGGGCAGAGATGCCAGCTGTTGTTGATCGCGATTACGCGGGATTGCCCTCGGAGGGCGGCGAGACTTGCCCGCTCGTCTCCGGCGCTGGGTCCGCCGGCGACGATGATGCAGGTTTCGCCTTGCCAGCGCGGCCACCAGCCTGGCGCGTATCCTTGGCATCCGCCCCGGAAACCGGACCCGGTTCCGAGGCTGGAATAGGGTCGGCGGCATCAGTTTCGACCGGAACGGCCCGCCCCGCCTTCACCAGCTTCTCGGCGATATGATCATCGATATCGGCGACCTGTCCGCGCCGCAGCGCGCCGTAGGAGCCGACCATTCCGCGCAGTGCCTGGATCTTCATCTCGTTCCCCTGTCATGAGCGGGACGCCCGAAGGCGCCCCGAGATTGTCGTGAAGAATCAGGCGCTGGAGACCGGCGCGCCGCTGGAAACCACCGTCGAGTTGAACTCGCCGGTGATCAGCGCGGCCGGGCGCTTGATCGCGAGCGCCAGCCGCTCCTCGGCGCGGACCGTGATCATGTTCTTGATGAAGTTGTCACGATCCTCGCTGGAGGCGATGACCTCGGGTCCATGCGGTCGTAGATCGTCGCCGCGGCTTGAAGGCGCCGGTCAGGAACTCATCGAGATCCATGGACTGGGTCTGCACCACGGGATGGCCCCAGAGCTGCGGGCCGGCCAGCTGCATGACGTTGGCGAAGATATAGCGGAACTCGCCATCCTTGGTCAGTTCGATCTGCGCCCAGTTCGTCGGATGCAGCACGATGCCGTCGGCCGGATACTCGGCCAGCGACGCTTGCAGGAGCGCCAGGCGCAGCGTGTCGATCATCGTCTCGCCCGCGACCGCGAAGGCCGGGACGAAGGCGGTGGCGGCCGTGACAAGCCCTTCCAGGTTCTGGCCGACGCCGTCGCCCTTCAGCAGCTGCCCCTCTTCGGCCAGCATCAGGCCGTAGCGCAGTTCCGTATCGATCTCGGTCTGGAGCTGCTGGGCATCCTCCATCGCCTGGCGCGACACATGCACGAAATGCGCGATGGTGCGCACCAGCGCGCTTTCCTGCGCCCAGACATAGTCCGACTCGGGCTTCTGCGCGCCTTCGGTGACCGGACGGGCATTGTTGGTCCGCGTGGTCTGGCGCGCATATTCGATGGCGTTCGATCCGGTGCGGCCCTGCGAAAGCAGGTTGCGGATCGTCATCTGCCGGCGCGGCAGGCCGACGATCTCGGTCTCGCGATCCGACCAGATCAGCCGCCGCCGCCCGGACGCACCGAGGTGATCGCCTGCTCGACATCGAGCGCGATGCGGACGGTGCCCTTGCAGCCGGCCTGCGCAAAGGCGCGCATGTCGTCATGCCTGGCCGCGCGCTCGCCGAAGCTCTGGACCTGATCGCGGTTGCCGCGACCACGCTGCGAAAGCTGCTGTTCCAGATCGGTGTTGCGCGTCTCCAGCTGCTCCAGACGGTCGGTCAGCTTCTGCTGGGCGTCCGTCAGGATCTTCTGCTGGGTCAGCAGCTGGTCGGCCGAGTTCTTCAACTCGCGGGTCAGCTCGCCGGTATCGCGCGACTGGCGCAGCGCGTCCTCGGCGGTGCGCTTCACGTCGCCGCCGATCCGATCCAGTTCCTGGCGAACCTCGCGCATCAGCTGCTCGACATTGCCCGGGTTGGCCTCGCTGCGCACGGCGCCGATCACGGCCTGCGGACGCGCAGCCATCAGGCCGCAAGGGAGCCTGCGGCATGAGTGCCTTGTTCATCGTCTGTTTCCTCAGATGGATTTCATGGATTTGAGGAGGTTCCGCACCTCCTCGATGACGGCAGCGTCCTGCGTGCCGGACGGGGCAGCGCCGGGCTTGCCCCCTTTAAGCTCGGCGAGGATTTCCCGCGCCGCGCCACGCGACAGCCCGGCCCGGGCTGCCAGCAGATCGAATTTCTTCTCGGCCCGAACCCGAGCCTCGCCCTCCTGCCGCGCCGAGGCCGAAACTTCGTCGGCCGCCAGCAGCTGTCGGCAAAGCCCTGATCGACAGCGGACTGCCCACCGATCCAGGTCTCGCGATCCAGCATCTGGCCTAGCTTCTTGCCGTCCAGCCCGGTGCGCGCGGCATAGATATCGACCGAGGCGGAATCGAAGGGCTCCAGCCAGTCGGCCACCTCGCGCAGCGCATGCCGGTCGCCGGCCGCGACGACCCAGGTGTTGTGGATCATCAGGAAGCCGGCGCGGCCGATCAGCACCTCGTCGCCGGCCATGGCGATAACCGAGGCCGCGGAAGCGGCGAGACCGAGGATTTTGACCGTGACCTTGGCCGGATGCTCGCGCAGCGTGTTGTAGATCGCCAACCCCTCGAAGAAATCCCCGCCCGGCTGTTGATGTTGACCACGACATCGCGCTTGCCGATCTGGCGCAGCGCCGCGGCGACGCGCTTGGCGGTGACGCCCTCGCCCCACCAGTCCTGGCCGATCACGTCGAGGACGGAAATCGAGCCTCGGCATCCTCCTCGGCGGCGGCGCGCACGTCGGGGTTCCAGCGCTCGATCACCTTGGCGCCGATATCCGAGCGCACGCCCGGCTTTGCCCCGACCGTGGCGGCCGGCAGATCACGAATGCTCATCGCCCTTGTCCTTTTCCGTTATGCCGAGGAGGTTCAGCAGCGCCTGCCGCAACTGGCCGGTCGGCTTGTCCTGTCCGAGCGTTTCCAGCGGCGCGAGGCTGGTCTGGGCCAGAAGCCGATCCGTGCCGTCCTTGCGCGGCAGGTTCAGCTTGGCGCGACCCTCGCCCGGGGTCATGATCGCCGACTGCACCATGCGCGAGATGAAGTTGGCCTTGGCCGTCGAATCCATCTGCAACAGCGCCTCGCGATTGAACTCGGCATAGCGCCGGGGCGAGGAATGCGGCCGCAGCAGCTGCTTGGCCACGCGCGCCTCGATCCGGCTGCAGATCGGGTTGATGCCCAGAACCAGCCAGGAGATCAGGATCTGCTCGACCCCGGAGCCCCACATGGTCTGGCCCTGCCCGGCATGGCCGATGACGATAGGCGGCACGCCCCACCAGCGGCAAATCTCCTCGATGTCGAACCGGCGGGTGTCGAGCATCTGCACATCCTCGGGGTTCATCTGGGTCTGGAGGAACTGGGTGCCACCTTCGAGGATGCCGATGGCGCCGGTCTTGCCCGACCTTGCAGGGGCTCGATCAGGTTCTTGCGGGCCTGCGCGCGCTGATCCTTGGTCAGCTGCTGGTCGAAGAGGATGAAGCCCGACGGCATCATGCCGTTGGCGAAGACGCTGGAGGATGCCTCCTGCGCCGCCATCGCGGCCCCCATGGTGTTCGCGCCGACGGCGATGGGCGACAGCCCGGTATCGCGATCCGAAATCGACTGCCCGAAGCCCTTGAGGTGCAGCACCTTGTCGCGCGGCAGGTCTTCGGCCTTGCCCCGGTCGGTGACGCGATAGACCAGGCGTCCATCGGGCAGGCGCACCGGCCGGCAGTTGAGCCCGCCGGCCTGCAACGGCTCCAGCGAGGTCAACCGGCTGCCGATCAAGCCCTTTTCGGCATAGGCGTTCCCGCTGGTCACCAGCCAGGCGACCATCCCTTCCCAGAACTCCAGCGGCGTCTGGTCGGCATTCGGGCTGCCGGTCAGCACGTCGGCGACCGGATCGTCATCGACGCGCACCCTGTCATCGTCGCCGCGCCGCTCGTAGACCCCCAGCGGCAGCGCCGAAATCGCCTGCGCGGTGACCCGGATGCAGGCCCAGACCGCCGACAGCTGCATGGCGCTGGTCATGGTCACCGTCTTGCCGGCATAGGATGACCGGCCGAACAGCTGCGACCAGCCCGAGCCATCGCTCAGCCGCAGGCGGCGGTCCTTGGCGACCTCGTCCGCGACCGAGTGATAGAGTTTGAACGGCGCCGCCAGCGCGCGAGTGAACACGCCCATCAGCGCGCCACCAGAACGGGATCGGACAGGAAATCGTCCAGATTGCCGGCCGGCTCGGGGATTGCCGTCCATCAGGATCGCGCCGGTGAACAGCGCAATCAGCGGATCGATCTTGGCGACGCCCGCCGCCTCTTTCGTCACATACACGTTGTTACCCCGCTGTTCGGCCTTGGCATTGCCGACGCACCAGGTCATCAGCTCCTGCCCGCCATGCTTCATCCGCCCATCGAACAGGCGGCGTTCGACGCCCTTGATCGCCCCGCTGAGCTTGTAGCCCTGCCCGACCGGGACGATGTGCTTGCCGAGTTCGAACCGTTCCTCTTCCAGCGCATCGACCAGCGCGGCGACGCCATGGGGGTCGAGGCCGATGCCGGCCTGCTTCGGAAACAACCCGGCATCGCGGATGCGGCAGCATATCTCCACCGCCGCCTCGACCTGCTCGGCCGCGGTATCCGTGATCCCGAGCTGCCCAAGCTGGGCAAGCTCTTCCAGTTTCGGCGCGATGCTCTTGCGCAGTTCCAGGACCGGGCGCAGGCACCATGCCCAGCACCAGACCAGCCAGTTCCGGCTCTTGCGGTGCCGGCCGATGGCCGAGAAACCGAACAGGTCGTCGGCGCCGCCGACATCGCCCGCGGCAACCATCACGTCGCACTCGTCCAGCATCCGCTCGAAGGTCAGGCCCGGGACCGCGTTCTTCGCCCAGTAGAGCGCCCCGGCCCAGCGATCCGCGTTGAGCCCCTGGCCGATCTCGACGTTCAGGTGCTGCGACGCGATCAGCGCCATCTGGTGCGGCCCGTCGATTTCGGCCTTCTCGATCTCGCCGGCGATATAGTCCTCGGTCACCGACCGATTGAGGTTCGGGTTGACCATCCCCCAGGTGCGGCGATCCCGCCAGCCGTCGTCCTTGGCCATTTCCGGCGGCAGTTCGTAAAGCACCGGCAGCATGGACCGGCGCATCTCGCCGTCCCGCACCTTGCGGGCGATGGTCAGTTCCGACTTCCAGACCCCGGTCGGCGGCGCCTTCGACTGCGTCGTGATCTGCAAAAGGAACCCGTCCGGCCGCTTGCCGAGCGAGCCCTTGATCTCGGCGAACACGTCGGCCGCCTTCGACATCTTCGAGAACTCGTGCGTCTCGTCGATCAGCGTGAAGGTCGCCATCGCGCCGGTGACCACAGACGGATCGGCCGACACGATCTGGATCTTCGACGGCACTACCTCGTCGAGCTTGACGATCTCGTTGCTGTAGGCCTTCGGATCGAACATCGCCGACAGGCTTTCATCCAGCCGGATCATGCCGGCGGCCTGGCTGAAGGCGCGCTTGGCGATCTTCTGGCTGGGCGCGATCAGCATCAGTTCGGCATGCGGCCGTTCGTTCATGATCGCGGCCACGAGGATGATGGCCGCGGCATAGGTGGTCTTGGCGTTGCCCTTGGGCACCAGCAGCAGGAATTCCCGGATCATGCGCACCTTGCGCACTGGGTCGTAGCTGCCGAACACGGCGCGGACGAAATCGAAGATCCAGTCGTCGCCCGCCTCGGCGAAGGTCGGGTTCCCGATCACGTCCGGCAGCCGCAGCCGCTTGAAGATCGCCAGGGCCTTTTCCGCCACTGCGTCGAAGAGCGGCAAATCCGGGATCAGCGGCCGGCGGTTGACGATGCGCTCTTTCCAGTCCGGCAGGGACGTGTCCCAGACCTCCGGCGTCGGCAGATCGTCAGTTCTCATAGCTTCCCGGCTTCAGCAGACTACCCCATTCGGACTGGGTCTCGCCGGCTGCCAGCGCGTTGGCCCGCTTGCGGGAAATCTCGCCCTTCCCGACATAGCGCGAGGTCGGCCGTTCCTCTTCCCGCTCGGCCTCGTCTGCCTGCGTCATCTTCGCCGCCGCCAGCTTCTGATCGTTCTTCATGATCAGGCGATCAAGCTCGCGCATCCCGGCGGTGTTGCCGGCATTGGCCAGGTCCATCGCCAGTTCCAGCCGCCGCGCCTCCAGCCGGTCCCGCATCTGGTCCCGCACGGTCAGCTCGGCTCTAAAATACCGCTTCAGCGTCGCCAACGAGACGCCGATGGCATTCGCCACCCGCTGGTTGCTCCATCCCATCGCCAGCAACAGCTTGACTTTATTGCGATCTTTATCCGTGACCTCGAATGGCGGGCGCCCCTTCTGGCCCCTGCCCGGGCGAACGGGGTTGCCGAACAGGTCGAAAACTTCGCCCGACATGAAAAAAATCTCCGAATGAGGGGGGCGCGGGTCTAGGCGCCACAGGCCCGCTGACTTTCGACCCACCCCCCCCCTTCCGGGGTCCGAGGGGCCGATCTGCCGGTTTTCGGGAATTTCGAGGCCGGATCGGGCCGATTTCGAGGGCAGCACGGCGAACCGCGCGGATTGCGGATCAGTTCAAGGGGCGAGCCGCCAGATCCTCGATGCGCAGCAAGAGCGGTCGCGGGCAATAGGCACGCACGTCGGCGGTGATGATAATCGGCAGGAGAGCGCCGGTCAGGCGACTGATGATGTCTTTAGCGCCCATCGAGACCACAACCGTCCTAGCCTCTATCTCAGCGCCCCTGCGGATCACTATCCCTTCGCGATAGATGCGGGCCCGGTCCCACGTCATGACTACAAGGATGCTTCCGCCAGCCGGCAAGGCATCCACCTCGCGAGAGAGCTTTACCGTGGCGGGATACCAAGGCCCATGGAGGCCGTCATACATGATTGCGCTCCTCTGCCTGCTTGTCCCGGTCGTGGCAGGTCTTGCAGAGGCATTGGACATTTGCCTGCGACCAGAACAACTCCGGGTCACCGCGATGCGGCACGATGTGGTCACCGACCAGCATCGACGTGTCTGTCTCGATGGTCCCGCACTTCCGGCAGGTGAACTGGTCGCGGATCAGCACGCTTTCGCGCAGCCGCTGCCAGCGGGCGGTCTTATACCAGCGCCGCCAGGGCGCGATGGCCTCGCGCTGCTGATCGCGGTGCTGGAAAGCACGGCTCAATCGCTGGCCGGCCTGATCGGCACCGGCGAAGCGCGAGGGCATCCGCCCCAACCTGCTCATGTCGAAATCCTCGGCCAGCCGCCCCGCCGCTGCAGCTGTCCATACTGGTCGCGCCTGTCGGCGGGCGCGCTCGGGTATGCCGAAACAGAAGCGCCCGCGAGGGACGGTGATCCCTGCGGGCGCAATTCCTGATAATAGTGAATTCTGTCTCACAGACGGACTTAAGCCGTCAAGAAGTTTTTTTGTCCCGATACCCGATCATGCGGTCCAGGGCAGCTGACAGCGCCTCTGTGACGGCTTTTCGGTGGGCACCCTTGACGGCCCATCCATGGCTCACCAGCACCTCGTCCAGCGTGCAGCCCTTGATGCAGACCATGTCAACCAGCACCCTGTCCATGATCGGGCCGCGTTGCGTTTCGCC